GCGCGCCTCCGGCCACCCCTCGCAGCGCACGCTCAACGTCCCATCGGCACGTCAAAAGCGAGCCCGCCGACCATCAAACGGACCACCCCTGCACCTGCCGTTTGGACGACCCTTGCAAGCGGCTACGGCTGAGCAGGTTGGCCATAACACAATACAACACATATCATATAGAGTGCGGTTTTACTCTGTTGAAATGCATTTTGACGCTGCGAAACCGGCGACAGGGGGGGGCGGGGGTCGAGCCTGGTATTTTGGCGGAGACTTTGACGCATAGCCCCCCTCAGATTTTTTATTTGCAACTGGCCCTTCGCGCTTGCCCTACACCTGTAGCTTGGCCTACGGTTGCGAGTGCTACCGTTGTGTAGAAGCTGCGGTAGCATGGCAGCGCGGGTGCATGTTGTGCCACCGGGTGTAGTTCAGTGTGTTCTGTGGGGATCATGCTAAGCGGAGTGCCCGGTTAGCTGGCCCTTGTTGGGCGTAAGCTTGCGCTGCCTATTCCCCTTTCTTGCATACTACACCGTGCTAGTGTAACGTCGTTTGTACTATGACCAAGTACACACTAAGCGAGAAGACGGTTAAAGAGCACCTGGGTGCAACGTATAGGCCACTAGCGTACAAGCTGGGGGAAGATTATATTGAGCGTAAGTGCTTTAAGAGCTTTAAGCGCATTTATAGGAGTGACCTATTGGATGGCACGTTGCGCGTGGAGGAGACGGCTGAGCCTGTCACCGTGGAAGACTGGCGTGCTAAGGTAACGCCTGTGCCGGAACCACAGCAGTTGTCGGTAAGTGATGAGGCAACGGAACAGACGATTATCATGCTTTATCCCAATAGTCGGTGGGTAAAGACAAACGTGGAGGATAAGGTGTTTGTGGGGACTCGCGGATTTAACTTTCGTAAGGGGCAAAAGATCCGCGTTAAGAACAAGACCATATGCATAAAGTGACGCTTAAGCAGAAGATTGACGCTTATAACAAGCTTGAGCAGCTTAAGGCCAAGCTTAAGTCACTTATGTACGCACTAAGCGCAGGTTATGTTCTTCATCTTGCGCTTAAGTGGTGCTTAAGCCTAGTGAACGCGCAAGAGATGCAGCTTAACACGTTTGAGTTGGCTATACTGTGGATTATCTGTTCTTAAGCTAGAGCTTACTTCTTACTGCGCAGTTAAAGTTAAGCTTTATCTTGCACTCTAGCTTCGTGTTGCCGTTCGCACTAGGCTTCGCCCAGATGCTCACTCTCGCAGCTAACGCTGCTCACTGGAGGTAGATTAACAATCCGGCAAGGAGAGTTGCGAGTGAGCATAGTACCCCCAAGACTCAGCATTACTGCCTATCTTGGGGGAGTACTATACAAAAAGGAGATCAACGATCCGTATAAGTGTCGTCGTTCGTTTCGCAATTACAGTCGTGAGTGATGGCTACCCGTTCGGGAAACTCTTGGCATTCTCGTAGCCGTGACTGTCAGTACTCTGCAACTTTGAGGCCGATGCAGATGTTTAATCCAACTCAAGGGGCGATAGTTGGAACCATTTAATCGCCTGTGCGTCCGATGTTTCAGGTGGTGCAGAGGGTACACGGTCGCCTATTTGACGACACTGGAAATTTAGAGCATCTTCAGGGAAAGTCAACACTATGAATGAAGAAAATAAGGAAATTATCGAGAAAGTTTTAGCCTACAAGCTGGAGGAACATCCGACTCTACCGGCACCCAATAAGCGGCAGCGGCTCGAGATGATCGAGAACATTGGCCCAGAGAAGGTCCTTGATCTGTTCCTTATGCGGGAGAACAAGATTAAGGCTGAACAGAACGATCCTATGCGCTATGGCCACGAGCTGCCGCACTGGCCGGATGCGGACAAGCTGCTCGATCGTTTTAACGAGATCGTCGTCCTTGGTGGCAACCGCTCTGGTAAGACTGAGTACGCCGCCAAACGGATGGCTCAAGCTTTTGTGGGGACTGATCTTAATGGGCAAGCGCCGTCTTGGGTAAAGGAACGCTATGCTAAGCGTAACATCCGCATCTGGTGCTTTCATACTAACCATATGACAAGCGTGTCAGCACAGCAGAACGTATTCTATAAATACCTTCCGCCAGAGATTCGCAACATCAAACGTACTAATCATACGCAAATTAGTTTTAGCCAGAAGAATGGATTTAGTGACAATACGGCGGTGTACATGGGTAACCAGATCTGGTTCCTTAACTATGCCCAGGATATTAAGGTGGTTGAAGGTGGTGAGGTGGACTACGTCTGGTGCGATGAACTTGTCCCGCAGAACTGGCTCGATACCCTCCGCTACCGTCTGGTTACCCGGTCCGGCAAGCTAATCGTCACTTTTACCCCAGTGCAAGGGTACACCCAGGTCGTGAAGGAGTACATCAATAGCGCCAAGGTTACGGCTACCCGCAAATCTCCATTATTACCCAATAACAATGTTCTAACGGTTCCTAAAGGCGAGATGCCCTACCAGGCTGAGAACTTGTATGGTAGACATGCCTGCATCTGGTATCATACGGAACTTAACCCGTACAACAATTGGGAGCGCATGAAGCAGGAGTTGTCTGGCCGCTCTAGCCATGACATTAAGATCCGCGCTTATGGTTGGGCCGATCAGACGGCTGGCTCCGAATTCCCAATGTTTGGTGACCATAACATATGGAAAGGTGACGCGGAAGAGGTTATTCCTGACGGGAGCAACTACATGGCGGTAGATCCGGCAGGTGCTCGAAACTGGTTTATGCTCTGGGGAAGAGTAGATAAGTACGGTATACTATGGGTCTACCGTGAATGGCCGGACCAAAGCTATGGGGAATGGGCTTTGGCTAGCGACAAGGCTGATGGACGAGCTGGACCGGCACAGAAGGCTGGTGCTGGCCGTGGGGTAAACGAGTATACTGAGCTTATCTGGAGCCTAGAAACGGCTGGAGACAAGCGTGAGATGATCGTGGACCGTTGGATTGATCCTAGGACCGCTGGCACAGAGACAATCACCAAAGATGGCGGCGTTACAGTGCTGGATTTGCTGTATCAGGCTGATAATCCGCTTATATTTACGCCGTCAGCCGCCTTGCCAATTGAGGAGCGTGTGATGATTATCAATGATCTTTTGTCATGGAATATAGAAAATCCAATGGTAAAAGGTACAAATCATCCAAAACTTATGATTCACGAGTCTTGTCAGAACTTAATATACAGCCTAAAGGAATGGACTGGACAAGATGGACAAAAAGGTGCTAGTAAAGATCCAATTGACGCCTTAGGGTATATGGTGGTAATGCAGCCACAATATTTTGGAGGCGAACAATGGGAAAAGCAAGTTAAGCAAATGGCTAAATGCGGTTCCTATTAAAAGTTTAATTGTCTATGTATTCAGCTTCTTCAGATCCTTTAGCTATTGCAACAAACATTCCTGACGTTGGGGATTTGTTGAGTGAGTACAATCGTGCGATGATTAATTCGACGCAGGGTAACCTGACGACGAAGTTTGATGATGTGCGTTTTGCTCGGTGGGCTGGTCAAAGTGATGACGGGAAAAAGCATAGCAATTTGCGTAACGAAGGTGACCCAGCTTGGCCGTTTGAAGGGGCAAGTGATGTCCGCAATCGCTTAATTGACTCTACCTGCAACGAGCTTTCGTCTTTGCTAGTTACCGCATTTGAACGTGCAACCATTCGCACAAGTGGTATTGAGATGAATGATATGACGGTTAGTGGCATTGCTACTACGTTACTACACTGGATTCGCGACAATAAAATGCCGCTTGAGTTGCGCCGGGAAGCTGAACTTGGGGCGCAGTACGCTTTTCAGTACGGGTGGACAGCGTTTTTTATTGGCTGGAAACAGAACATCAGTAAGCGCGAGCAGCCTGTTACAATGGATGAGATTATTGCTTTAGCGCAGCAGTCGCAAAGTCCTACGCTAATGCAGTTGCCAGACTTAATCATGCAACAGTCCGACGAGGCTGTTGCTATTATTGAAGCTACAGTGCCAGGGCTTACTGCCACCGATGCAAAGCGAATGGTTAAAGAACTGGCTGAAACAGGCGCAACCACAAGAGATGAAGAATATGTTAGCAAAAACCTTCCTGAGATTATTGCTCTTAAGCCTTGGGATGAAGTTCTTGTTCCGCCTGAAACGGCGGACCTGCAACGATCCCGTGTAATTTTTCGCAGAACATGGATGTCTGAAGTTGAGATTCGCGAGAAGATTACTACAGAAGGCTGGAATGAAGATTGGGTAGAGCTTGCTGTGCAGATGGCGGGCAAAAGCAGCACGATGTACAACACAAACATCCTGCCAAGCACAGAGCTGCTAGTGTACAACGGCCTCAATTATCAAAACATGATTGAGATTGTGTACTGCTACACAAAGAGCTTAGACGGTAAGGCTCCGTGCATCTATTACACGGTTATCTGTCCGCAGGCGGCAGTGGATCATCCTAAAGAAAAAATCTCTTATGCTATCCATGAAAGACTCGACTACGCGCACGGAGAGTATCCGTTTGTGGAGTTCCGTCGTGAGTGTATTCGCCGTGCTATTACTGACACTCGCGGCGTCCCTGAACTTGCTCACACGGATCAGGACGAAATCAAAGCGCAGCACGATTCCATCCGGGATCATACTGCCTTCTCGACTCTTCCTCCCATTAAAGTCGTCAAACGAATTGGTGCCATCAATCGAGTTGGCCCTGGAGTCCAGTTACCTGTCGTAAGTCCATCTGACTACACATTTATGGACCCACCGGCTCGCGAGCCTAGTGTGGCATTTAACTTGATTAACCGTGTTGAGGCAAGTCATGCAGCTTACTTTGGCACGCTTAATCCTGGCGTAGACCAACGTAAGACGCAGCTTAGCCAACAGATGATTGTGAACACTTGGCTGCTGACTTGGCGGACGATCTTTAGGCAGATGTTTAGCTTGTGCTGCCAGTACATGTCCCCTGCGGAGATACAGCGTATCACTGGCGGACAGTTGCCGCAGAGCCTGTCTGAGATCCACAACGAGTTTGATCTTACCGTCAAGTTTGATGTGATGGATCTGGATAAAGACTATATCGCACAGAAGATCGACTTTCTTACCAAGGTGGCACAGCTCGATACTGGTGGCGTGCTAAACAGGAATAAGCTTACTGAGATGATGATTCAAGCTATCGCTCCAGAGGTGGCAAAAGACTTGATCCTTAATCCGCAGGATGCCAGCAAACAGATGTTCAAGGATGTGCAAACCGACATTGGAATGATGTTGCTTGGCAATGAAGCGTTGTATCAAGAGAACGATCCTACCGCACAGACTAAGCTTCAGTATGCGCAGCAGATTTTGCAGGCTAATCCTAAAGCTCAAGCCGCTCTCCAGCAGGACGAGAACTTCAAGGCGCTGTTTGAGAACTACGTTAAGAGCCTTCAGATGTCTGTTATGCAACAGCAAAATGCGCAGATTGGCCGGATTGGAGTAACTCCAGTGGCACAGCAAGCACAACAGGCTCAACAGTAATATGACGGAAAATCAAAAGGCGGCCTTTGGATTTTCAGGGAAAAATCTTATTTGGAGTCAAGTGCTTGAAGTAATTGAACAGCTTCAAGAGCAACACTGGATGGTTGCTATAAGTAAAGACTGCAAAGGAGAAGATAGAATACATACAGCCGGACAAGCTGATGGTATTAATTTAGTTTTAAGCGCACTTATTGAATTAAGAAAACAAGCAAGACAATTAAATGGCTTGACTCCTGAAGAAGATTTGGCATAAAGCCACTAACGGGCCTTCCAGCGTTACTGGATTGATTAAATAAAGGGCTTGCTACCGATATAGCATGAATAACACAAACACACAGCCTGACGCCGGGAGTCAGGAGGCAGACAGTACACCCGTTGCAAATAACCTCGGAAGGATTGACGAACACAGCCTAGCTGATTTTGTTAAATCCAATTTCCTAAACGAGGAGGAGGCGGCTCCAGCCAAAGAGGAGCAGGCCGACATTGAGGCAGAAGCTGAAGAGCCAATTACGGACTCAGAGGTAGAAGCTGAAGTAGAAGCCGATCAGTCCACCGATGAAGAAGGTGAGCCTGAAGAGAGTTCTTTGAGTCGAGGCGTGCAGAAACGTATCAACAAATTAGTTGCTGCAAAGAAAGCCGCCCAGGCACAACTTGAAGAGAGAGAAGCCAGATTAGCGCAAATGGAGCGCGAGTTGCAGGCGTTAAAGTCTGTTCCGCAAACCAATGCGCCAACCATATCTGACGCTGTTGAGGCACTTAGTTCTATTAATGAAGTAAATGCTGAATTTCAGCGAGCATTATATGTTTTGGATTGGTGCGAAGATAATCCTGATGGTGGTGTAATTACTGATCCGCAAGGTAATCAGATTGAATTAGACAATCACCAGGTTCGCGACATGAGAAAACTGGCTAGACGTAGAAAGGAAATTGAGTTGCCAGCTAGGCTTCAATATTTGAACCAAAAGTCTCAAATTGAACCGGTGTTGACAGCCAAACATCCTTGGATGCGTAAGCCGGAAAGCGAAGAATACAGGGTAGCACAGCAAGTATTGCGTGATTTCCCTGAAGTAAAGCGCCGCCCGGATCATATGCATTTGGTTGCCGCATTAATTGAAGGGCTTAAAGTGTTTGCAGAACGAGATTCTGGAAAGGCTAAAGCTACACCAATTAGGCGAGCGCCAGCACAGCCAAGCGTCAAGGCTCCTCCTAGAGTTGATAAAGATGATTCTTCTCGCGCACAGAAATCTTTTCTTAAGGATACTTCAAACAGAGATGGACTGAGTGACCTAGTAAAAGCAATGGGGTTTGTGTAAGCCCCAATTTAACTCAGTAACCTAACTTAAATTATTTAGTATTATGGCACTTCTAACTGAACCTAATCTTAGTGGTCGCGGTAAACGCGAAGACCTGATGGACATGATTGCGCTTGTCGATGCGAAAGACACGCCATTCACGTCTATGGCCCGCAAGGGCAGCAAACCCGGAAACATGTTTTTCCGTTGGCAGGCAGACAGCAATCCTGCTCCCAAAGTTGGCGGCACGATTGACGGCACGGATGTTAGCTCCTACACCAACTGGGATGTAGGTTACCGCGCCGAGCTGGCAAACTACGCGCAGGTGTTCCGCATGGACGCCGTTCGTGTTTCCAAACTGTCTACTGACATTGCTCAGGTGGCAGGTGTGCGTGATGAGCTGGCGTATAACGTCAGCAAGTCTATCCTTCAGTGCAAGCGTTCGATTGAGACGACTCTCTGCTCGAACCAGACTGCACAGCAGGATACAGGATCTGTTCCTTACCTCACGGCAGGGATTCAGACCTGGATCAGCACCGCAGGCACGGGCACCCCGACTCCAGGAGATATCCCTTCGCAGTTCCGCACTCCTACTGACTCGATCCTCACTGGTGCATCCAGCGGACTGACCGACACAGCAGTGCAGGGAATGCTCAAGAGCATCTACAACCAGACTGGTCAGTACCGCTCGTTCGATGCCATCGTTGGCACCGACCTCAAGCGTGCATTTACCAGCTTGCTTGGAACGTCACAGTTGACCACAACTTCCACTGCTGGAGTTTTGGCTGCTGGTGCAACCAAGGTGCAGACCTTCCAGCGCGACGCTGCTGCTGAAACGTACATTCAATCCGTGGACGTGTTCCAGGGTGACTTTGGTACGGTTAAGCTGCACCCCACGGTGTTCCTTGGAACGATCAGTGGTGGCGCATGGACTGTCACCCCGTACAAAGGTCTTGTCCTTAACATGGACCTGATCGAAGTGCGCTACGGTGGCAATGTTGCCGCTGTGCAGTCGCTGCCAGACTTTGGCGGCGGCCCTGCTCGCGTCGTAGAGGCCGTCTGTGGTCTTGTTGTCGGGAACCCATTGGGTCTTGGCAAGTTTGACTTCAGCTCGTAGGCTTGATTTGCGACACCTGCCGATCCGTGGTCACGGGTAATGCCGATGACGGACGCAAATGAGAGTGGTGTGACTGCTGGAGAGACAGCATGTGACCGTTCCCGCAGTATACTAGGACGGATCGAACGCCGGAAGCCCGCTAGGCGTGACACTCTGGAGAGACAGGGGCACTTTTATGATTGATATCGACCCTAGTTTAATTCCTGCAATGGAAGCTGAGTTTCGACGAGGCTGGCAGATGAATCGTATTCAGGCTGAGATCGACTCAAAGAACTCTGCCAAGTTTACAAAAATGCGCCACAAGTCGATTGATGGGATTGGTCAAAAGGTTGGTAGTATTCCGGGGCAGGCTTATCACTTCTGGGGGCAAAAACTTGGGTATCAATGTTGGGATGACGAGAAGTTTCTTGCAGAGTTTTGGAGGGATAATCCTCAGTGCAAAGTTAACTCTGGCGGAACAAAAGAAATTAGTGTAGGTTGGGTTCCATCCACTAACGTAAGATCCCGCACCGTTTACGCATGAAGACTGTTCCATTTAGCGACATCTTGTCTGAAGTTTGCCAATTAATTGGATTGGACAAAAGCACGCTAAATGACAAAAGCTTTGGCGCTATTCGCGACTTTACGTCACGTCGCATTGGTACAATTTGGGACCGCGAAGAGTGGCCCGACATTAACAGGTACATTAAGACGTTTACTGGCAATCCAATTAGTGCTGCCACATTTGTTAATCCGCCTGTCTTGCAGACAGAATCTTTGCTAGATCTGACAACTCAAGATTTGCTGCCTCTTTTTCAGCAATTTGAAGAAAACACAATTGCGCTAAAGCTAACTTTGGACTCAAATTTTCCAAGAGTTTACTTGGCTGATTTTGCGGCAGACACCTTTAGGCTTGGTACAATCACAGAAACTGAGGTTGCCTTTGAAAATCCATTTTACTACAACTACAATGGTGAGCTTATAAGTCTTTCTGATAGAAAGTACACGTTTACTTACACATCGGCTACAGACTTAAATGGCGAATACATTGCTGATATCAGCATTAAATTGCCATACGAGTCTTCAATAACTTTTCCAACTTATCAGGGGCCAAACGGAAGCCTGACTACAACTGTGCTTTTTGATAAGAATCCACAGCGCATTGTTCAAATGCCAACTGGATCTTTGCAGGGGCTTGCGGCATGGCAGCGAGATCCAAGGCTAACTACGCGAGTTGTGCCTGTAGATTTTACCGTAGAGGACATGTATACCATTCCATCTACAACCAAGACAGTGGATGTTACATATCTTCGTTTTTTAGAAAATGGAGAAAAGCACATACAATATAGACTTGATGCTCCAAGGTTAACTGGCAATCAGTTTGAAAATTCAACTGTGTATTCTGTTGGATCTCAAGTTTATTACGATACTCTTCAGTTGTCTTCTGCTTATGAGCCAACAAACTTAGGTCGCGGAACCAAGGGAAACTTTTGGAACTCTGTTGCCTCTTCAAGTTCAGTTGCTCCAGCAGATCCACCTAATCAATATTGGGAAGTTGTAGCAATACCATACAGATTTAAGGATTTTTTAGTAAATGGAGTTAGCTCTGATTTTCTGAAGTCAGAAGCACGAACTGATGAGGCTGTTGTGCTTGATCAAATTGCCGAAATGGCAGTACAGCAACAGATTGATGTTCTTATTCGCCAGCAAGGACAAGCTCAAAAAATGAATATGGTTTACACTTATTGAGCATGATTAAAAAATTTCTCATAAAAAGAAATGGAACTCCAGCGGCTCCTGGAGCAAAGCTTGTTGTAAATATTGGAGTAAAGGGTGATAAACAAACTTTCAAGTTTCGTAAACAAGCGTATACTCCAACTCCTCCTGCCGTCGTGTATCAGATATTGACTGAGACAGGAGACTACCTTAATAATGAGTTCAGTTATCGCATTACCACGAGTTAATTATGCCTAGAATTACAGATTTAACTTCAGCGTCAACGGTCGCACTTACCGATACGCTTGTTCTTGTACAAAGTGGGACTACTAAAAAATGCGATGTCTCGCAGGTAAAAACACTTGATGCATCAGAGATTGTCAGTGGAACGCTTGGTGTAGCTAGATTGCCTGTTGTTCCAGTTTCGCTTGGCGGTACTGGATCCGTAAATGCCACCTCTGCGCTTACTGCACTTGGCGGACAGCCTGCTCTTTCTTCTAGCGCCCCAGCTGCAATTGCACAGGGAGGCACAGGAGCTACCACGGCTGTAGCTGGATTAAATGCACTTGGCGGAATTACATCTGCTGTAGTGCCTTCGCTGGTAACAACCCAGTTATCTGCATATACACTTTTAACGCAATCCGCTGCTTACCAGAACAGCGCACAAGTGCTGGCTTTAGCCTCTACTCAAATTGCCGCTATTACTCCAGCGTCCATTGGAGCACTTGCGACTAGTGCTGCTTCTGGCTTTGCCACAACAGCTCAAGCCGCAGCATTTCAAAACAGTGCGCAAGTTATGGCATTGACGACGGCTCAGTTAGGCGCAATCAGCATCAATACTGGAAGTGGATTGACTGGAGGCGGAACAATTGACGCAAGTCGAACAATTGCCCTTCAAACATCTGGAGTTGCTGCAAATATTTATGGGAATAATTCAGCGATTCCAATCATTAACGTAGATAGTCTTGGAAGAATTACTGGCGCAACCACTGCGGCTATATCTGGGTTTGCAACATTAGCAGCAAATACTTTTACTGCAAAACAAACATTTGCAGCTAACTCAACAACGGTTAATCCGTTTAGTTTTTCTACTACTGCAAGTCAAGCGTTGCTTACAACTGCTACATTAGGCGCTGTTGAGTGGGATAACCAACAGATGTATGTTACTAGCTCAACGCCTGTTGCTGGGTTAACTCGCAATCCAATTGCTACGTCAACCGTAATAATCAACAACAAAACGGCAAGTTACACGCCCATAGTTTCCGATGCAGGGAAAATGATTGTTGTAAATAGTTCGTCTGCTTCAACAATTACTATTTCAACACAAGCTACTGCAAATTCAAATTTTCCAATAGGAACGCAAATTCTTGTAATGCAGACTGGGTCTGCTCAAGTGACCATTTCTGGAGCGGCTGGAGTTACATTAAGTAGCAAAAATGGCACAATTACATCTGGGCAGTATGCAGTCATTTCATTGATTAAAATTGCAAATGATTCTTGGGTAGTTGCAGGAGACGCTACAGTATGATTGCATATTTAGGAGTTTTAAGACCATTAACCACGCCAACTCCAGTAGCTCCATATAATTTAGATTATATTGTAGTGGCTGGAGGTGGCGCTGGAGGGGGGGCTTCTATAAACAGAGGAACATTAGGGTCGGCAGGGGCTGGGGGATATTTATCTGGAACATTAACCGCAGCTACTGACCCATCATATTCAATATTTATTGGCGCTGGAGGCGTACAGGGTGCCTTTTCACAAGGGTATAACAGTTCTTTAAAATCTTTTTCTAATTACATACAATCCATTGGAGGTGGAGGCGGAGGGTATCCAAATGCATTTGCGCCTACTGTTCCAGGACTTCCAATTAATGGAGGATCTGGATTTGGAATAAATACTTTAACTGGAGAAGGGCCGGGAATTCCGGGTCAAGGATTTCCAGGCGGGAACACTTCTCCTGGAGGAGGTGGAATTGGAGGCGGAGGTGGTGCTGGGCAAGCTGGCCAAAGTTCAAACTTAACAGCAAAAGGTGGTGATGGATTAACTTGGGTAGATGGTGTAACGAGAGGAGGCGGAGGAGGTGGAATTCAAGTGGGTATAACTTCTGGAACTACTGGGCTTGGTGGCGCCGGAGGCGGTGGAAACGGAGGATATCCATCATTTCAAACTGCGGGAGCGGCAAACACTGGTGGTGGAGGTGGGTTGGTTGTAGCTCTAGGTAATAATAATTATTACGGAGCTAATGGGGGCTCTGGGATTGTAAAAGTTAGATACGCTGGAACTCCACGCGCAACTGGTGGAACAATCACACAAAGCGGCGGATACACATATCACGAATTTACATCTTCTGGCAGATTGATATTTACCTCTTAACTTATGTCGCATTTTGCTGAAATTATTGACGGAGTAGTACAACGAGTTATTGTTGCTGAACAAGATTTTATTGACACCATTCCAGGGCAATGGGTGCAGACAAGCTACAATACTCGCGCAGGCCAACATCCAGAAAATCGTCCACTTCGCAAAAATTATGCTGGTATTGGTTATGTGTACGATGCAGTGCGCGACGCTTTTTATACACCGCAGCCATATCCATCGTGGGTCTTAAATGAAGAAACTTGCATTTGGAACCCTCCTGTGGCATATCCATCTGACGGCAATAAGTATGCTTGGGATGAGTCTTCTGTTTCTTGGATTTTAATTAGCTAATTGTATGCCTGACGTAAAAATATCCGAACTTCCACTAGCGTCTATTGTTAATAACGCTGACATTTTTGTTCTTAACCAAGGCGGAGTAACAAGGACGGCATCTAAGTCGTTAGTAATTGCAGGGCTTGCTACAACCGACCAGATTAGCGGCCTCAACAGCGCACAAGTGCAGTCGTTAACGTCAGCGCAGATTGCTGCGATTACACCAGCATCGCTGGGTGCCGTAGCAACAAGTGATATTATTGGCATCAGTAAAGGAGGTACTGGATCTACGGATGCCGTGTCTGCGTTGTCTGCGCTAGGTGGCATTACGTCAACGGCCATCTCTGGATTTGCTACCACAAGCCAAATTACAGGCATTGCGTTTACTTCGCAATTGTCCGCGTTTGCTACTACAGCTCAGATCAGTGGTTTTACCAACACTGCGCAAGTCAGCGCAATTGCCTCCGCTCAGATTGCCGCAATTACACCTACCTCGATTGGTGCGCTGTCTACTGATTCAGCTTCTGGGTTTGCCACAACATCTCAGGTAGTTGGAATTGCATACACATCTCAGTTGTCTGCTTTTGCTACCACAGATCAAATTAGTGGTTTTACAAACAGTGCGCAGGTTCAATCATTGGCATCAGCTCAAATTGCAGCAATTACGCCTGGATCTATCGGAGCAGCCTCTACGGCTCAACTTTCTGCGTATGTTCCTAAAACAGGAACAACAATGGAAGGAAAGTTAATTATGGCCGCAACAACGGCTCAAGCTTTTGCTAACATTGGCAGTGCCTTGTCTGGGGTAGCAGCTCCAGCAAGCACAGTTGGTGGAGATGTTTGGGTTAGCAATCAAAGCAGGCTGACATTTTCTCCTTTAACTGGAACGGCTGTAGCTGTTGCTGGAGTTTCTCAAGCAAATATATTTAATCAAGCTCAAACAATTGGAGTTGGCGGAACATCGACGTCGCTTACGGTTAGCAATA